CATGGGTGGGTTTGAAGTACTGGACTGGGCCATGAAGGCCATCATGCAATTGCGCAGATACACCAAACGTCCCATACGTATACGTGCGCACCCAGGTGACAAACGTGCTAAAAAATACTGTGACCGACTGATGAAGTTGTGTATTGGTCGTAGACTGCTCAACATTGAACTCAGCGCACCTGACACTTCTTTAGAACAAGATTTGAAAAATTGCTGGGCTGTGGTCAATCATAATTCAAGTCCTGCTGTGGGCGCGGCCATAGAAGGCATTCCTGTATTTGTAACAGATCCAGAACGTAGTCAAGCTAGAGAAATAGCAGAAACCAGACTTGACAAAATTGAAACTCCGTTCATGCCCGATCGAGATGCATGGGCACAACGTATCAGTCAATTTCATTGGAGCCATCATGAACTCAGAGATGGTACAGCATGGGCGCACATGAGAAAGTTTGTGGAAAAATGATAGAAATTATAACCAGTTTTGATAAACGTTACTACGATCTTATTGGCAAAGATTGTGTATCCAGCTTCTTGGAACTATGGGATCCAGAATTCAGCCTTACCTGTTATACAGAGGGATTCCAGTTAGACCCACATGACAGAATCAAGCAAATTGATTTTGATCATGAAGTTGATCCAGAGTATGCACGTTTACAAGCAGATACTGCCTACGGTGTACAGGTTAAAAAATTCAGCAAAAAAGCATTTAGTTTTATACATGCCATGTATCACAGCACCGCAGATTGGATCTTGTGGCTGGATGCTGATGTGGTTACCATGAAATCTGTGCCTGCACACTTGATCGTTGACTGCATGCGTGATGAAGATTTAAGTATGTATATGGGAGTAACTTACACTCAAGACAAGTCAGGTAACCCAGGTCTTTGGCTTGTGCCCGAAACAGGTGTGTTTGCCGTAAACACCCAGCACGAAAAGTTTGATGCGTTTAGAAACGAATATCGTAGACGCTATGTTGAACGCGATCATGCTGACCTACGCAGATTCTACGACAACGATGTGTTTGGAGCTGCAATTAATCTTGCTGCCGCACCAGTGTATGATTTGTGTGAGGGATTTGCAAAGCCTTACAAAACACCCTTGCCGCACACAGTACTAGGTGAGTATCTTATACACTACAAGGCCAAGCACAGCAAGGCCGAATATCAAGCAGACCAGTAACTTTCTGTGCGTGGTTGAATAAGATCCTTGATCATACTACGGCCAGTTTCTTTACGCTTGCCTTTGAGGTGGTCAAGGTACGCACCCCAAGCTGTATTGATCAGCGGATGCCCTTCGCCTTTGATCAATCCTTGGCTCCAGTTTAGTTGGCGCCATTTGGGATGGGCCGCTTGCACTTCGTTACGAGTTTCATCAAACACCCAACAGTCATTCCATTCGGCCATGGTCATAAGGCGTCCAGAATCATAAGCAAGCTGAAACTCTCGAAGCCAGTTTACTGTAATAGAATCACGTAGGTTCATGCCATACAGTCCGCATTCACTAAACTTGCGTTCGCGGCCTAGATAAGCCAGTCCAATCTTGGCGGGCATTTGACTGTTAATAAATTCTGTAGTAATAGGTGTGTGGCACACCATGTCTGCATCCATCCAAAACAACACATCAGCGTCACAATTGGCCGCACAGTGAACTACTGAATAGGCTTTGTGACTGAATCTAATAGCGTCCCAACGGAATCCTATACCTGGTGCCTTGCCTTTGCGATCTGCAGGACCAGTAGCAACCAGGCCACGTGCTCTAGGATCATTGCCCCAACGTTGCTTGAAGGCCACTATTTCTGGACTCACAGCATGTAGGTCTCTAACATGTAGATTGGGTGCGCTTTGACGTATTGCACAGTCTTCAGTGTAAACGTATAAGTCAATTTCTTTGGGCCAGTTCTGTAGGAATGTATCAATCATGCGACTGGCATAGCGTTCGTAACCGCTGGCATTGAATGTTGTGACAACTGCGTATTTCATTATTCAAACTCCTGATAAATGACATCTACATAGTCTTTCCAGAACCAATGCTCTGATATCATCTTTTTAAGTTCGCTGTCATCATACAGCACAGTATCTGGACTGGCTGTTTCTGGTTGTAGTAACCAGTCAAAATGATTTTGATTTACCTTGGTAATAGTTGGCACATCTGGTAGAGAGACTCTGGCAGGGTCATAATAAAATGCATTGTGGTAACTCACGCTGTTAAGAGTAAAGAACTCCAGGCCATGTTTTTTAAACAGCTCAGTGTACTTGCTTAGGCTGGCACCGCGAAAATATCGACGGTCGTAAGTCTTTTTCTTGACGTTGGGGATATAAGGAAAACTTGCTTGTACGCTAGATCCAAAATGTGGATTTATTTCTACACAAACCACAGCAGGTTTGAATCCAGTTTCTAACAGCACACGAGCAACTTCATAGTCAAAACTATCTATATCAAGACTAAAAAAGTCACAGTTCCAATCAGATACCGGACGCAATACATCCACAATGTCCTCTGTGGTGATCATTTGCTTGAGTTTAGTAATGGCATCTCCCCAACGGTTAGGAGTATCTGGTTCCCAGTCTCTCCCGTCGACACCAACGCCTTTGTATCCTTGGTCCAACAGATCCATGGTCATGTTTTGATTACCGGTGCCAAATCCAATCTCAACAAAAGTTTGATGGGGGTCTTTGAGTCCTGATAACATAAGTTCTATAATGCCGGTTTCGCCAAATTGGCTGTAACCTTGTCTTTCGTATGGTAGGGTAAATGTATACATATATAACTATTTAATCACAATGAAGATCAGTCTGTTTAATAATTTCGGTGCTAAAAATTCAGTGCCAGTTTTTCAAGCCATTGCCCTGGGCCTAACTGCTCAAGGGCACACAGTAGTTTATCACGACCTTACTGCTGATGTGGCAGTGATATGGAGCATGTTGTGGACTGGCCGTATGCGTCCCAATCACGAAGTTTATGACGCATTTAGACGTCAGGGCAAGCCAGTAATTGTTGCCGAAGTTGGTATGATACAACGCGGGCAAACTTGGAAGATTGGCATCAACGGAACCGGTATTGGCAGTTACAACTTTGATAATCTCGTACCCAATCGTGCAGCCACATTAGGATTGAGTTTGCGACCTTGGCGGTCAGGTTCAAACATTGTGATAGCCATGCAACGGCACGACAGTCAGCAATGGGCAGGACTACCAAACGTAAATGCATGGCTGGACAATGTTGTAAAACAAATCAAACAACACAGCAATCGCCCTATTGTAGTTCGACCACATCCACGTGGCACCTGCCCGATGCCCCGGGGTTGTTTGATTGATAAACCTCGAATGACACATGGCACCTATGACGACTTTGATTTTGACCGAGTATTGGCCACTGCACATTGTGTCCTAAATTGGAACTCAGGTCCAGGGCCGCAAGCTGTGATTCACGGGGTTCCTGCGTTTGTTGGGCCTGATAGTCTAGCGAGCCCAATTGCCAATTGGGATTTATCGCAAATAGAAAATCCCCCACGTCCTGATCGCACAGCATGGCTAGAACAACTGGCACACACTGAGTGGACTGTGGAGGAGATTAAATCAGGATTGCCGTTTAGACGGTTAGTCTTTTGATGTCAGCATCTACCATGTCACGTATCATGGTTTCAAAGTCAGTACGTGGCTTCCAACCCAACTGTTCTCTAGCACGAGAACTATCACCCCGTAAACTGTAAAGTTCTGCTGGACGTTTGAATCGTGGATCACTTTTTACTAGATGTTTCCATTCCTGGATTCCTGCATGTTCAAATGCCACACGACACAAGTCACCGATGGTGTGCTGTTGGCCAGTGGCGATCACATAGTCACTGGCTCGTTCTTGTTGTAGCATCAACCACATGGCTTCCACAAAGTCGCCAGCGAATCCCCAATCTCTAGCACTGTCTAGATTGCCCAAGGTGACATCATCTGCTAGGCCCAATTTGATACGTGCAACTGCGTCTGTGATCTTGCGTGTGACGAATTCACGACCACGCAAAGGGCTTTCATGATTGAACAAGATGCCTGAGCAAGCATATAGGCTATAACTTTCGCGAAAGTTTATGGTCATCCAATGCGAGTACAACTTGCTCACGCCATATGGTGAGCGTGGGCGGAACGGTGTGGTTTCTCCTTGGAGTCCAGGTTCGGTTGCATTGCCAAACATTTCGCTGGTGCTGGCTTGATAAAAGCGAGCATTAGGATTGTGTTGGCGTATTGAGTTCAGTAAATTCAGTGGACCCATACAATTGACTTCGGTTGTGAGTTTGTTCAATTCCCAACTGATGCCAACAAAACTTTGAGCCGCCAAGTTATACACTTCTTGCGGCTTGACGCTTTGCATGATGTGATTCATGTTGTTCTCATCCGTGATGTCACCAGTAATGAGTTCAATGTCGTTTTCAATCCCCAACCATTTGATATTTTCTAAATTGGGGTTTGAATAGCGTTTGACTAGTCCATAAACATGGTAGCCTTTTTCAATCAAGTATTTGGCAAGATACGGGCCATCCTGACCGGTCATGCCTGTAACAAAAGCAGTTTTCTTCATGCTATTATGTATCACGCACAACAGGTCACACTTGAATATCTTCCATACCAGCAGTTCTTAGTCGCACCACGTGTCCCATTTGCCACTGCTTGGTATCCAGCCCTTTGAGTATGCCCAACCAACGATTGCGCAAAAATGCCACTTCGTTTATGAGAGTTTCATAATCAATCACTTCGTCTTCGCCGTCCACGTACTTTTCAGCGTCTCTTGAAGTCAACGCACGGGCATAGGCTTCTAGATATTTTTGAAAGTGCTTTCTACGTATTTTGCGCAGTTGAATGTTGAGATAGTTCAGCACTGCTTCAATCTCTTGCAGTTGATTAAATCTGTGCTCGGTAATGCCTGGCAAGGCGGTGATGTTCTTTTCAACTATGCCGTAGATCTTGCAATCTTTTTTGGCATCTTCAAGTTCACGCTCGTAATGACTGATAAAATCAGGCAGGGCATCTAATCCAGCGACTATGCGACTATACCACATTTTGAATTTCGTTTTCTATAAAGTATTGAGCAATATCAGGGAATAATTTTTTCCAATCAGTATTGCGTCGTTGATCTATCATGTCTAGTGTAGCACAAAGTTTGGATAGTCGCAACGGGTCTGGTTTTTCTGCATTGACCATCAAACATATACCTTCCAATCGTTTGCGTGTTTCAATATCCCACTCTGTTGCAATTGGATAGTGTTCTAACAATGCATCTAATTTATCTTTGAAGAAAGCGGCCCCAAATATGTTGGGGTGATATATTTCTTCGTATCCGCTATCAACCACATGATATGCCTGTGTAATTTTAGGGTTTTGTTTTTTGTATTCTGCTATGCGTTGTTGCAAATCTAGTGCAGTGCTAATGCTTAACGAAGTAATAACCTGATGTACCGAGATTGATAACCACTTGTGTTGTATCAGGTATTCAAAATTTTCTTGCCATTGGTCAAGAGCAAGCCCATTCCTGATAAATTCTGCTTGTGGTCCCCAACAATCTAAACTGGCACTGATGTGTACTTGTTTGATTTTTCTGTTGATTATTAAATTTTTGCAAATCTCAACAAAGCGTTTTACCGTATCTGTTTTTGAATTCAAATTTGTGTTAATTGAGATAGTCAAATTCTGATTGCGTCTATTGGATATAAATTCCAATATATTCCACATTTCTTTTTGTAGGAACGGTTCGCCACCTAGTATGCTTACACGATCAAGGTGTTGATAATTTTTATCTAACCAATTTAGCCAGGCAGTGAAATATTGATCTTTGTCAGTAATTTGCTGTACTGGTAAAATGCCAATGGGATAGGATCCGTATTTTTTAAGTTCTTCGTTGTTCCTTGAACTAAACCCTGGCAAACAATACAAACATGCAAGGTCACAGGTGTTGGTCAAATAAAGTTCAACAATGCGGGGAGTTACTTTTTGATCACCTGCTGGATCAAAATCCACAGGAGTAAGACCGGGAATATTATTATGGTACAGTCGATCACTTACGCCGCCTTGCTTTTCAACATTTTCGCAATACTCACAGCCACGGCCGGGCCACTTGCCGGCTAGCATTTTTTGTCTGTCGTTGAGTACCTCTGAAGTATTATGAAAATCATCAAACTTGTCTAGAGACACTGCTACAGGATTTACTCTGTGACAGCTACTTGACGTTGCATTATAAAGTCTGAATGTGTTCCATCCCCACTTGTACACACATGCTGTGTCGTTACGAATGGGGAACACTTGATTGTTCATCAGTTTTCCCAGTCTTCGTCTTCTTCTTCGTACTCATCGTCTTCGTCTTCTTCCTCATAGTCTTTGTCGTTGTCAAGGTATGCGGTTAAGGCACGTTTAATATCAGAGTCACCTTTGAAGGCGTCACGAATATCTTCCACATCGGAATCATTGTCCATCAAGATCTGTATCACAGTTTCAGCGGCTTCAGCGCGATCAACTGTGTTTACAAAACGCTTGAGTTCTCCCCAAATTTCACTGGCTATTGCTTCACTCATCTGCTGTTTCCTCTTGCGTACTTACCTCTGCTTTCTGATTTCCAAAGTCTGCCATGACCTTGTCCAAACAACCATCATCGTTCTTTTCCCAGGCCTTGCGGAACTTCTTGATAACTTCGCCTTCGCTGGTGGTAAACACTAAACTGTTGCCTTCACGCTTGAGCATTTCTTTCTTTTCAATCAAGTCCACAAGACCTGAGTATGGGCTCATACCTGTTGTGTAAGGGATCTTGACTTGCACACCTTCAAAGGGTTTGGCATAACGTGTTTTCATAACTTTACAGCCAGCACGGATACCATTTACATCTGATACTTTGTTGCCGTCTTCGTCTTCTTTGAGTTTCATCTTCTTCATGGCAACCACAATACTTGATGCATAGATAAAGCCTTGGCCACCGGAGATCTTGTCATCGGGGTCAAACATGTCTTGACTTGCGTATGTGTGGTTGGTACAAACCAGGCCCACGTTGTAACTACCAAACATATTGACACAGTTACGAACCAAGGCAGTGAGTGCTTTGGGTTTACGACCCAAGTCACCTTTCATTTCGCCTGCATCAAACTGGTTAACGTCTGTGGGTGTTAACAACATGCCCAAACTATCAATCACAAACATGACCTTGGGACGCTCGGCGGCATCCAAGGCCTTGTAGTCACTCATGAATGTGGAGATTGTTTTGGCCACATCATCAATCATGGCCATACTTAACTTGAGTAGTTTGCTGTCACTTGTGTCAACGCCAAGTGCTTTGAGCCAGTCTTCATCAAGAGCGTTTTCACTATCAATCAACACCACAAAGATGCCTTGCTCTTGTGCGTTCTTAACAATGTTGCCGGAACAGATGTATGACTTGCCTGCACCCGAGTCACCGGCAAACACAGTGACTTTGCCCAATGGAATTCCTCGATTGAAGTCTCCAGAGATTAGGTAGTTCAAGGCGTAGTTGCCTGTACTGATCCAATCTGTAGGATCGTTGAAGCCAATTGACAGTCCGTCAATGCTCTTGGTGATTTCCTTGCGGAATTTGCTTACGTCAAATGGTTTGCCCATGATTAATTTCCTTCTTTAAATTTATATAACTCTTTAAAAATTTTACTACTGTCAATTTTTCTTCTGACATCAATATTTTTTAATTTTTCAAATGTTGTGTTGAGATCTTTCTCAAATGGTGTAGATATGTAGTTTAACATTAAACTCAGCGAATTGTAAAGAGCATATTCGGGATTTGATAGATTTAGTTTGCTCTGAATTTTATTTCTCAGCAGTGCTAGTTCAGCATCTGGCAAATTCCCCACATGCCAAAATTTAGGACTGTCCAACGGGTTCACAATAAATGAATTTTCGTGAAATCCTAAATTTTGCAAAAATTCTATGCAATCTAATACTCCATAGGCTGTCATGATACACCATGTTGAGTTGAAATTGATTTTTTCAAAGTCTTGTCTAAGTTGTTGTAAATTGTCGATAAATTGGTCCCAGACTCCACCATACCGCACGTATTCAAATTCTTTGCCAATGCCGTCAACACTAACTGTCCAATGTACATTTTTAAACTGTTTGAGTAAGTTATAAATTTCGTTGTTGATTATACTCAGATTGGTGTTGATTCGTATTTCTACGTTGGGATTGATCTCGTGTATTTTTTTCAACAACACTAAATTTTCTTTGATCAGCAACGGCTCTCCACCTGCCAAATATATGTGCTCTACTGTGCTTAGATTACTGTAAATGTACTCCAAAGATTGTTGTAATGCATCTTCCTTTATATGTTGTGGTAAATTTAATTCGCTAGCCCAGGCGCTACTTAAATCTGGTCCGCAATAGATACACGCAAAATTACAAGTGTTTTTCCAACGGAGATCTAACATGTGCAATCTATGGTTACTTGTATTGTCAAAAAATTCTAAGTCATTGATCTTTAATGTTTTTAGATACCACACTCTATTGCTAACCGAATTAGGACTAAACTTTTGATTTTTTTCTAATAAATGACAGTGACCGCATCTATCATGTAGGACGTCGTTTAGCATGTCTTGCTTGATAGTTTGATTTTCTTCTCCGTGCAAAATATCTCTTAACGGTTGTGAGTTTATGTTGCCCAAAGTTGTTTTGGTAATAGCACAATTCCTTACGTCACCGTCAGGCTGTATATACACCCCTAACCAAGGCAAGGTGCAAAAACTTTTTTTAGTTAGATATTCTTTTGGGGTCATATTAAAAGGTTATTTCTTTGAGATTAAATCCACTGTTGTTAGTTTCTGACATTATTAACAAGAATGTTTTTACCCAGTTAGTTAGTTTTGTTTGCTCTTCAACTGTGATTGTATTACTATAAAGATGACTAGGGTTGACCAACACAATTTTAGGCCAGAAAGATTTAAATGACAACTGGGCACTGGCCTCATTCAACGAGACTTTGGCAGTACGGTATGCATCCATACTAGGATCATCAAACAAATTTTTTGGACAGACTGGTGTATAGGTAATTCCACTACTGATGTTTATTATGGTTCTATGTTGATTTTTCCAACGTTTCCATAGTTCATACAGTATGGTTGTTTGAACAAAATCTGGTTTTGCAATATTAATAAACATGTCATGGTCAGAAATTTGGCCAAGCATTTTTTGCATGTGATCCCAATTTCTAAGATCATAACCATTGGAACGACTAAATCCATCAACTTGGTGTCCTGAGTCTTCGTATGCTTTTTTAAACTCGGCACCAAGTCCTCGAGTATGGCCAGTGATAGCAATTTTCATAATTTTGGTCCCATTGATATATCCGAAATAGTTAAATTATTGTTCTGCGCCATTTCTAGCATGGATACTAACACTCCAGCCCAAACATTTACATCAGCCGCTGGGGGTACTGTTTTATCTGTGCTGGTGGCTATGTTACCTGGACGAATCAGGGTAATTTTTATTCCAGGTCGACTGTTTCGTATTTGACTCACTGCTTGTTCCAGAGTTGTTTTTTGTATTCTATAGGCCATCATATCAAGTCCCGGTAATACACTCACTGGATCTTGTGTCATCATGGTACTGATTACCATGATGTGTTTGCCGCTGCCTGCCCAACGCTGAGCCATTTCAAACAACAATTCAGTTTGTGCATACCCTGCTTGTGCATTGTTTATAAACATGTCACAGGGTTCTATTGCGTCAGCTATTTTTGGTATCACTCGTATGTTGTGACCTGTGCGGCGGCTTAGATTTAGTACCTCATGACCAAGTGCTTGGTATTCATTGCCTAGTGCCTGACCTATTCCTGCTGTACCGCCGGTGATTGCTATTTTCATCGATAGTAATCCCAAAGTTTGATACCACGCAACTGGTCTTGTGCGTATGTCCATAGTTGTAGTTCAACTGTGTTGTCTTGATCTTGTCCTACTAGGGATTTTAATTCGTCTGGAACATCAGCTGTTCGTGTAAAATGATTATTGTACTTGACGTTCAATACATCTGGCTGTTCTAACAGTGCCCAAGAGTGATCGATGCCTTGTTCTTTTGTGTATGCAAAAATATTCTTCAAGTCGCCAATATTCAAAGAACTAACTGTGGTCCAAGTATTTAATTCTTGGATGCCCATGTTTTTGTATATATCAAGATTGCGTTCAAAGTTTTCCCACTTGATGGGCCAACGCACATAATCATGAACACGCCCAATACCATCCAGGCTCACTGTGACTGTGACATGTACGCCACGCTCGACCAGTTGTTGTATTTCGGGAATGACCATGGAGCAGTTGGTGTTGATTCTGACACTGGCCACTGCCGGCGGAATGTTTTTGAGTATGTTACGATAGTTTTTGCTGGCGCTAGGTTCACCACCATTAATATCCAAATGCACCACACGTTCCAATGGCAATTGCCAAAATGCTGTTGAATTGTCTATCATGGGATAGTCACTGGATATTAAACTGCCTATCTTGGTGCTTAGATTTTGATTGCACGATTGGCAAGCACTATTACAAATATTGTCTAGTACTCCACCCACAGTAAGATAGTCTGAGCGTGTTTGTTTTTTATCGAATTTGATAGCATTGAGTCTTATGCTGGTGTTGTTGATTTGTTCTGTTTGTTGGCATCGCACACATTCCTTGGACCAAGTATCCGGATTGCTTTTGATATTATTTAACCATTCACTAGAATCCATTTGTTCTAAGGTATCAAACTCAGGAGCATTGACCATATGCCCGCACCGACTCACTGTACCATTGGGATTGAATCTCACAAAGTGGTCAAGTCTTGGGCAATACATGTTCTATGATATTTTTATAATTTTTTTGATAGTAGTCTAAGAGTTCGGTCCAGGTAAATTCTTGACCTGCTAACTCCAAAAGTATTTGATCCAAATACAACCACAACTCAATATTGTTGTTGTCTGTCAGCAAACGATTGACGAAATCCTGTGTGGGCGGAACAACATCAGCGTGAAACTTAAATCTAGTTATTGCACCCAAGTCTTTGAAGTTTCTAAAGCGTATTTTTGTGTCGCTACGTAGGTAACGAGCAAGATTTGCCAACCAGTGAAACTGTGGCAAGTAATGTGTGTTTAAAAATTTGTATCTTTTGGCAAACCAAAATGTTGTGGAATAATCTAATTCAGGATAATCTCGTTGAAGATGCTGTAGGTAGGTGTTTACTCCACTGATATATCTTTCTCGAGGATTGCGTATGTACACATCTACATAATCAAGCGCCGAGATCTCTTCGTTGGTAAACATGGCAAGATTGTCTTTTGCCTGCTGTTCTCTTAAACTGCTGCTTCCGTTTTTTTGAACTAGGTAGATCCATTGATTGTGAAGTGGCATTGCTACCACTTCACATAGATCAGGAAACAGCTCTGTATCCAGAGCCGTTCGCATTACTTCTGCTGTCTAGCTCGGATCATAGCCAAAATGTCTTCGGCCTTTTGCCCACTACCGGCAGGTTTTGCCACTGGAGCAGTTGGTGCTGGTGCATCATCTTCATCAAAGTCGCTGACCGGAGCCGCTACTTTGAGTGCAGGCTTTGCCGCTACTTCATGCACATCACCATGGCCGTCTACTGTCATTGCCGGTGCTGCCGAACCAGCAGGTGCTTGCACACCAGCAGGACGGAAGTATTGTCCCCAACGCTCTGTGTCGTATGGCTGACCATCAACACTTGCTTCGAACATCTCTTTGATCACTTTCAACTCAACATCAGTTGGCTTCTTGGGCAAGAATGTGCTCAAGTCAAACAGGCCGTGTGCATCAACTGCGGCTTGTTCTGCTTCGGTCAGTGCTGACTCTTTACGTGCCCACTTGGAACCATTGTAGTCAGCAAAGCCGCCTTTGGATCCTTTGGTGATACGGAAGTCCAGACCACGCAGGTAGTCAGTTGGCAATTCTTCCAACTCAGGATCCATCAAGGCGCCTTTAATAGTTGTAAAGATTTGTGGACCAATGATGAATCTACGAATTGGATTCTCAGGGGTCTTGTCATCGCTCAAGGGGTTTTCGCGAACAAAACCTTGGAAGATGTATGAGCGTTTCTTCCAGTACTTACGACCCATGTCTTCAAGGCTCTTGTCCTTGAACCAGGTGCGTACTTCTGCAAGGATAGGACATGCCTCTCCCCACATTTCCACGCAAGGTACTTGTACCATAACTTGCTTGGAGTCCATCTCTCCTTTGATGCCGTTGAAGGGCAAACGAATCATTGCTCGTTCTTGCCAAAAGAAAGTGTTTTTAGAGTTACCATCAGGGAGGAAGCGTAATGTGGCAGAACTGCCTTCTTCCATGTTCCAATGTGGGTAAATTGAATTGTCCCCACCGGTGGATTGCCCACCTTGTTTTGATTCCGCTGCCTGTAGTCTTGCTCTGATTTCTGCTAAAGATGCCATAGTTTTTTCTCCTATAAAGTTGCCTATGTATGTTGCCTATCTAAATTACTTAGATCTAATGTTGCCTGTGCCACAAAAGAAAAAGCGCAAACACTGTAGTAGTATATGCGCTTTTGTCTACTGTGTCAATGTTTATTTATCTCATTTGAGCAAAGCCAGTGAATTTATTCTTACCGGCTCTTTCAATTTTCTGCTTTTGACCTAAGGATGGATTGGATAACTCGGACCTGCAATAGGACAAAATCGACATTGATCAATCACTTGGTCAATGTTGTTCATGAAATCAAGTCCCTGTTGTGGCCAAAGTTCAGGGGACATAGACTTGTAACTGTTGACCAGTTGTCTATCATGATCGGAAATATCTAAATTGAACTGCTGATCAAATTCAGGAAACAGCGCAACAGGACCGCATTTGTACAGTCGACCGCGAACAAAATGATAAGATTTATGTCGCACAAAGTTACACACGCTATGTGCCTGAACTGGATCGTTTTGATGTAATGTGTACGTTCCGTCCATTGGTTTGGTAATCACAGCGGCTGTGGAAAAACTATTGCTGAGATACACATTGACCACCATGTCATTGACGTCTCTAGCACTGTAATGGATACCGTTTTGGCGATCTTCGCCTACGGCTGGACCATATTCGTCTATTATCACATGATCTAAAAAATTTTTAATGTTTTCTTTGATCTCTGCAAAATGATTGAGGTTGTGTAAACTAATACCCACATGCCCTTGGTTGCTTAACAAAATATCATACAGTCCACGTACTTTGGCTAAGTGTAAGCCATTGGTCAAAAGTTGGATATCACAACCAAATATGTTGTGAATGCCTTGAACCCATTCACATATTGTGGGATTCAACAATGGTTCGCCGCCCATGATTACCACCGTTGGTAACTCGATGTATTCGCCCCAGTGCTGGTAGTCCTGCTGGTAGTCTGACCAGTTTTGAACACCTGTGAATCGATGATTGTTGAATCGGTTGCAATTATTGCAAGTAAGATTGCAAGTATTGTTTATGTAAAATTCAACCTTGCTGTTAAAACGATATTTCATCTGAGCCTAACGCTTGATACCTATCAACAATATTTGTATAGGGTTGTTACAAACGTTAGTTACTTGAGCAAAGCCAGTGATTTTATTCTTGCCAAAAGCGAGTCGCTTTCTCTTGACTCATAGTATGAGCCAGTGACAGCGGCATTGTAGTTCATTGGATCATCACCTTGCTCGGGTAACATAGGAGCTGTGTGTTTACCCAGACGACTACGAATATGATCTTTTTTGTCCTGGGTGGGAATCAGCTGTTGTATAGCACGTGGTCTATCGCCTTTTTTCCAGTCTTTTGGAGTGTTGATGTCGTAACCGCGTCCTGGTTGCAAGCCAAAAGTTTCAATATCACTTTGTGGTAACTTGGATCCAATTTTAACTGGTCTAATTTCTTCACCTACATTGCCAGCCACTGTACCGCCCATGCTTTCCATGTATCCACATTCTGCCAGGCCGTGTTCTGGGCAGTACTCACCTTCCATGGTGCTATTACAGGATCCTTCGTGGATCGCAGGAGCATCAAATCCGCTCATGACTTCAAATGTGTTCAGCATGTCTGCTTCGGGCATGATCATTCCCGAGTTGCTTTCATCTAGACCGCGGTCTTGTGAAAAACGGTCTGCGATCCATTCGTAGGGGTCGCCGTCGCGAGCTTTCTTTGTACCGTATGGCATGTCATCAAAGTAGTAGTCATACAATGCATGATACAGGTCATCGCTCATGTCGCCTGATGTTTCAAAATCACGCACTTCTTTACCAAAGCGATTGCAAATGTGATCCAGTGTGCTGCCAGTTGAATCTGTAAGTACGCCTTCTACTACAGGTAATCCGGCGGCCTTGCGCATGGCATTGATTTCTTCAGCCACTGGTTGTTGTGGCACAGGAGCAGGTTCGGCTGCAGGTGCAGGAACCACAGGAGCAGTTGCACCTGTTTGTGGTTCAGCAGGATTACCAGGGGCTGAGGGTTCTGGCATTTCAATGCCTAGTTCTTTGATGCGTTGCATGACTTCTGTGTCATTCCAGGCATTAGCTCTGGGATCTTGATCTGCAAGAATATGCAGTCGATCAAACAATTCATCGTCGCCGATCAAGTCATACAGTTGTTCTGTTGCATTGGTTGCATCCGGACCAACGATGAGCTCTTTGGTCATTAATGTTTTTAGTTTGTCCAATTGCTCAGGAGTTTCTGGCAATGACCAGGTGCCTTCTGCTAGGTTGTTAATCCAGCTTTCAAAAATATCTGCTTCTTTCATTTCTTGTCCTCTTTGCTGAATCTTGGCCAGCAGTGGTAATGCCGCTTCAATGCGGCTGTCTATACTCTGTTCAATGAACAGCGTTTTGATGTTGTCAACAACACCTTCTTGTTCGTTTATAGTGGCTGGGTGCCACGATTCAAAATACTTTGCATAGCCACGTGTGCTGGCCATGTGTTTTAAATTTTCACGCAGGGTTTGATAGTATGCTTGTGCTTCTGTGATCAGGTCTTGTGTGACCCCTTCTACTATTCGAGAAGCACTAGCTCTATTGAAACGGCTTAGCACAGCAATTTCGTTTACTGTTTCTGTGATGTGACAACCTCGAACATCGTAGGGCTTGCCACCTTGACGCACATGTTCCAACATGGCTCTGGCACCACCTAGACTTTTAAAACCCAACTTGAAACATTCGCCTTCGGCGGTTTCAATAAACATATTGGCAATATGACGATAACGTGCATCATTTTCGCCCAAGGGCTGACTGTGAACAATTCTTAATCTTGCTTGAGTTGGCTCACCAGCGTAACTGACTCGGCGTGTACCGTAGTAGCCCTCAAACAGGCCCTCTTGAATAGCTGCCATACCCTGCATGGTGTGCTTGAGTTGGCTGATATCTGCAATACTGTGTGTCCAACGATTGGACCGAGCCTTTTGATTTAGATGCTGTAAGAAATCAAAGAACTCGCCTTTGTCATCGCCGTCCATGGTACGGCCCAGATTGTCCCCGTACATGATTTTCATCTCATTGTCTGAGTCCAACACAATAACCATTGTGCCATAGTTCTTGCCCGAACCCGATGTATAGTCAAATGTGAACGTTTTGGCATCTTCTGCGTCGGAGGGTTTGCCCATCTTGTCCAGCATTTCAGGGTGGAAGTTACGGGTAGCCAGCAAATCCAGCAGTTGTTGTGATATAGAGTTCGTTGTTGCCATGGTAGTATATTTAGCGCATCATTGCAATGAATGGGAATGGCTCAATTATGTTGTCTGTGTGGTCTTTTAGATAGGAATTTAGGTCTGAGTGGTAGGATTGCAGCAACATCAGCATGCGTGTGGCAAGCAGTCCGGCCATCACAAGATCGTCTGTCTCACCAATTTTGGCCGCATAACTAGAGCCAGCAGCCACAAACGTTTTTAGTTCCGATATCAGGGGTTTTGAATATATTTTCATACGCCCAGATTCTATTAGAATTTTGAACTTGTTGCAGGCTACAATTTTGTTCTTGTGCGTAGTATTAAACCCTTTGCGAATTCTGCGCCCGTTTGAACTTTGCACTGAGTTGTCGCTGAGGAAATAGCCTGGAATGTTTTCTTCCCCGTACTCTGCAATGGAAATCAGTGCAGCTTCGCCTAGGGTATTGTTTTCCACTGAGTAGTAGATTTTTTTCTCATCCTTAACCACTGAGTGTATTTCTTTGATGATGTCTGCTAGAATTTTTACCTGTGTGGGCACATCGGTTTTATTGTGACGCCACTCTGCTACTTGTTCTGTGGTTTCTGCTTCAAACACTTGTATAGCTGAGGGGTCGCCACCTGTGCCTAGACTGGGATCAAGAGCCACAATGTACATCTTTTCCGGATCGATAGGACGGTACCAACGCACTTGTCCAGTTTTGTGCATGGGTTCTTGGCCTTCTAGTTCCAATAGTTTGATAGGTGCAATCAATGTTTCGTCATTGATAACAAAATCACAATCCATTTCTCTACGGAAACGTTCGTCCCCCAATTGACTACGCTGTTCTGCCGCCCACTTGTCGTCACGATCTGGGTGCTCTCGCCAGAAGGCACGAAACGCTCGGAAGCCGTTGATGCCCAGGCCATCAGGTCTTGGGTTGCCAAACTCATCTTCAACTTTGTTAGCACCCTTCCAGATGTAAGCAAACTGATCTTCGTCTGAGTTTGGGGTTGAAGTGATAATGGCTTTACCACCGGTACTCAGTGTGGGTGTGATACTAGTCCAAAACTCTTTGGCAATTGTGGGTCGCACAAACGCAAACTCGTCTAGATACAGCAAAGTAATACTCATACCACGACCGGTATTTTCAGTTGTTGTTTGACTCACAATACGTGATCCGTTGTCAAACTCCAAACTGCCTTTGTTGTAACTGGTGGCGCCTGCACGTATGTGGTTAGGACACAATTCATATGCATAACGAATACGTTGCATGATCTCTTGTGCGCCCAGATATTTGTGTGCAGCAATAAGAATAGTTGCGTCAGGTACAAACATAGCGTACCACAACAGGTATCCCGCAGCCGATGTTGACTTGCCTGTTTGTCGAGGCATTAATGAAATTGAAAAACGATTGTTATGGTAGTTGTTGATCAGTCGTTTTTGATATTCGTAGGGATGGTACAACATTTTGCCTCGAACAGGATGTTGTATATAGAAGAAGTTGTCCATGAAGTACATGGGACCGGTCGCAGGATCCGCGCACTTCATAAAATCTTCAAGTTCTTGTTCAGTGAATGTTTCTTTGCGGTGCGGTGCTTTGACCAGTACGGTGTCAAGAGTGTTTTTTGCGCCAATCATCTAGTATTATTCCTGCTAATCTTTCGTGGCCCTTGGGCCCGGCATGCATACGATCTCTTGCATAACCAACATCTTCCCTAGACCATGCCATGTGATCATTTGCATCATATATCTGGCACGGTATATTTAAGTCATTGCACAAGGCACCTATTGCCAGTTTATTTTTCTTGTGATTCAATCGAGAATTTTCATCGTTGGTGTACCAGTGTTTTAAAAATCCATCATAATCACCATGGTTGTGTGCTATCTCATTGGCAGGCATGAATACTTCTGCTGGTTGTACTTTGGAATCCAACAACAGTTCAAAACGTGTGGCAGGCGGTGCCAACATAAACACTGCTTTGGGTTTTAATTTTGGTATCCAGTATTCTGCCATTCTAAAACATGTATCAGCACTGTTGCCTCCCCAGGCCAAGTTATAAACTTTTTTTCCTAGTGCTTGTCCTATCAAGGCAGGCCATACTGATTGTACAGGCAATCCAATCCCTATAGTAAAACTACAACCCAGGGCCACAATACAATCCTGGTCAAGTTCAAACTCATCGCTTCTAAAGCCATGACTGTTGATATGATATGTGATTGCTCCAGGTTCAAGCCAGCCATGCGCCTGAAAATACTCACGGTACTCGTCAACTGCACACAACTTTTCAAAATTTTCTTTTGAATCTGTGGGCAAAAAATCAACCTGTTTACCAGCCATGTGTACCCCAAAGTGCCATGGTGGGTTTTCATACGTTGTTAACATTGTATCATCCTTGCTAGTTCCGGCCATAGGTCCTGAAACTTTTGTGTTTTGTTTAATTTCTTTTCC